AGAGTGATTTACCTTGATCGCTGTAAACTCTTTGTGTGCTTTCATATACGCCATCTCTGTATTCAAACTCTAATAATGCTTTGTCAAACTTGTTTGTTGTTATACCTAACACAAATTTAAGCTTAATCCATACTGTATCTTTCGGTATAGCAAAACTACTATCAGTCCTAAACCAATGTTCAGCCTTGGTCAAAGGCACATTACATTCTTTTGCTATATCTTTTATTGTCTTTTTACTTTCTTTTTTTGCAGATCTAAGCAGTTTTTGTAATGCTTTCTCGTCTACTTTATGCTTTCTTATCTTTACTTCTTCAACATTCATGCCTACTTTAATAGGCTTATTAACCAACTGCCTACGGTATTTATCCTTGTAATGATGGGGTTTGGCACCAGTTTTCGAATAATTAGCGTCAATACAATAGCTTTTATCTCTATCACTACTAAAATCATCTTCTAAAATGTCTTTTAACACTATACCTCTATCTTCTGGTTGTTGAATACCAGGTATGTTAGTCCAATAGTATCTTTGCCTGGATTGAGCACTTAGAAGCGAACTATTTATAAAGATAGGCTCTATACCAAATATTATTTCTGGATAACAAGCTGATACCTGTTCAGATATGACTTGTAAAAACTCTTTTTTCATCTTTACGTTTTCTAATAAAAAGTATTTTGGTTTGATAGCTTTTAGCAAACGTATAAACTCAAAGAATAATGCTGATCTTGGATCGTCAAACGCCAACTGCTTACCTGCCATACTGAATCCCTGGCATGGCGAACCAGCTTGTATTAGATCCACGTCCATGTAATCTTTTGGATCTAAATCACATACATCACCAACTTGTATTATGTCTGGATAGTTTGCTTGAGCTACTTGTATGGCATATTTATCTATTTCACTTGCATAATACTTTTCTACTGGTATGCCTAATTGTTCTAGTGCGATACGACCACAAGCCATACCGTCAAATAGACTTAGCACTTTCACTTTATGCGATCAAATAAAACAATAAATAAAGCAGGTATGCCAAACACGGCAACCAAAAACCAGAATAAAAACTCTATCATATAATTGATTCCTGGCTATTATCTTCATCATAAAAATTTATTAGATCGCCGTGTGGATCATAACATTCCATACCTACATTTATTCTGTAATGCTTACTATAAGCATCTACTAATGATGTATTTTTTTTATTTGCATAATCGTCAAGTGCTTGTTCAAACGATAGTCTCATCATGCTATATAAATTATTTGTTTTACCCATAATATCTCTCCTTAATGTTACGCATAGTAGACATTATACATAAATTTATGTTAATATACCAACACATAAACAAGGAGAAGTGTAATGGATAAACCAAAACCAAAATCAATTGTGTCGGATATTATTGATGAAATAATATCTTATACAAAACCAAAGTCCAGAAAGGACATACAAGATGAATTAGCCAGAGATAAAATTAATTATCTTATCTGGTCAATAGGGGTTGCAGTCAAAGATCTGCAAGAAGAAGTAGATAAACTTAATATTAATGATAGGGAGGCATCATGAATCTACCTGATATGTTAGAAGACATACCACATAAGGTAGTAGGTGATGCGTTTTACTTTCCTAAGATGGATAATTACTTCTATCACAATGGTCCAGGCATATCTTCATCTAATATACGAAGATTTAGTCAGAGTCAGCTACATGCATTAGAAGAAGTTATAGAGCAAACACCAGCACTTAACTTTGGATCTGCTGCACATTCATTGATCGTAGAGGGAGAGGGTGCGTTTTTTAGTGATGTTGTAACCATAACTGGATCGCCATATACCAATACCAATAAAGCATTGAAACAAGAAAGCCTTGCAAAAGGTTTATCTGTTATCAGTGAAAAAGAGCGAGATACCATATATAGCATGAAAAACAGCTTAATAACGGAAGCGAGAGCTTATCTAAATCCAGAAAATGAGTATCCTAGTGCTTTTGATTCACCCTACGAAGTGACTTTGTACTGGTATGAACAAGGTTTGCTATGTAAAACACGTGCAGACGTAATTATTAATCCTTTTGACAAACCACATGGGGAAAATGCCATAGTGCTTGTAGATTATAAAACAACGAGTGATTGTTCCGTCAGGGGTTTTACCAATTCGGTAAGGCGGTTCTCGTATGATCTACAAGCCGCATGGTATAAGCGTGGCTTTGAGCGTGCTGGTTTTCAGGTGCATGACTTTGTGTTTGTGGCACAAGAAAAGAAAACACCCTATGCCAGTAAAGTATTTAAAATGAATCATACTGATATGGAGATAGGTTGGAACTTTCTAAGCGACTACCTAGAATCATATAACAAAGTCATAGCTGGTCAGACACCAACAATATACAACAGCCCTAACGTTGTTGAGTTAGATACTGGTAATTTTTACAGAGAAGAACAAAATGATTGATGCCGAAGACTTAATAAAAGCAAGAAAAATACTTAAAAAAGAAGCAGAGTCTTACACAAGCCTAGGCTTTGGTGAATATGTTATTTATAAAAACTTAGCAAAAAAATATAATTTCACACAAAATTGGAACACTATTAAAAAATTTGTAGATCAAGAAATAAAAAGTTTTAAGTCTGCTGAAAAAATAGCAATAAGTATTTTGGAGAAACAAAATGACAGATAAGTTTAAAATAGAAAAAAATATACCAATAACACCACAAAGACACAAACAGAACACTCTTGCCGATCTTTTAAATAAAATGGATGTTGGAGATTCAATTAAAGCAGACTTTAAAACTATAGAATCATTAAGAACTTTATCAAATAAAATTGGTGTGAAATGTACAACTAGAAAACTTTTTGATAAAGACAATATGTATAGAATTTGGAGAATAAAATGACAGATAATGTAAACCACCCCCCACACTACAAGAAAGGCTCTATAGAGTGTATAGACGCAATAGAATCAGCTTTAACCTTTGAAGAGTTTAAAGGGTATTGTAAAGCTGCAGCCATTAAATATGTATGGCGTGAAGATCATAAAGAATCTAACGTACAAGATCTAGATAAAGCAATATGGTATTTAACTAGGTTGAGAAATAAAATGGTGGACAGATGATGGATATGAGTTTTTACGCTGTTATAGGCATGTTATTACTTATAGCTTACGCATTTATGGAGAATAGATGAATAGAAAAGATAGAATAGAAGAGCTTGAAAAAAAAATTATTTACATAAAATCTGTGTTGAAAGAAACACAGGACGAACTTTTTTTATTAAAAGTTGAAGAAAATCAAGCAAAAGAAAAGGGGCATAAAGCCCCTATCCACGAGAAGACTATCTCTTAAAAAGGTGGCACTGCTTCTGGTGGTGGGCTCATGTCTGAATCCACAGCCAAAAGATAATTCTTAATTTTAGTTTTCATCATTTTAACTTCGCCGTTATCACCTTGAAATGAATCTTCTTTTTGATACATATCAAGAGTCAGATTTTTACCTACAAAGTGACCATGCTCTTCAGGATACTTTTTAAGACCACAAGCTTTAGTAAGCCTAGTAAACATTTCTGTACTTATACGCTTATTTTTTTCATCTGTGCTCCAAAGGTTATACCATTCGTTGTGATCTTTATATTTACCACCATCAATTTGAAACGTTACTTTCAAAGTCCAGTTACCAGCTTGTGACTTATATTTCTCAGTCGCTATAATTTTAGCGTTATGTTCACCCTCTGGTGCAAGTGGGACACCCGAAGGCATCTCACTTAAGTTATCAAAAAATTCTATATCACCGAAATCAGACATTAGTTTCTCCCATATCGTTAGTTAATGAAAACCCTAACTTTTCAATTAGGGCTGTTATGTCAGGCTTTTCAAAGTTTTCTAGTTTACCACTTCTATCTTTAGCCTTATAATTTTGTCGATGAATAGTTTGCAACCATCTATGTGAAACAGTTTTACCTTCATCATCTTGGCTATCGATAACTCTAAGTGCTAATACTTCATCAAAAAAGTATGTTATTGATTCGCCTAGTTTAGTACCAACCATTTTAGGTGCATGTTTTAATATGCCATCATCATTGACTACATCTTCTTTGCACAAAAATAATACGTGCATGTTTAGATCTCTAAACGCACGCATAAGATTTGTAACAGATTCCTGGACATTACCATACGCCATTCTTGGATCTTTACTGCGAGATTTTTCCCATGTAAGCAAGATCTCACTTATTTCAGATACTGAATCTAAAACTACAGTGTCATATTGTAGGGTGCCAGATTTTAAAGCGTCATGAAGTTCCATAACTTCAGCTGCTTCTTTTACTTCGATAGCATCAACGTTCTCTGCATCTTTAATAGATAACAATCCAGCTTCAGCACTTATTACAAGCACCTTACCTGGGCACGTCTTTGCCAGTGTTGTCTTTCCAGAACCAGCCATACCATACACCAGGATCTTTGCACCTTGGCTTTGTACCAACTGACTCGGAGATACGATTCTACTTGTTAACGTCATTTTTTTCTCCTCTTAAATTAAAATTAACTTGCACATTATATACTTAATCGTTACCATATGTAAAATTAAATTTACAAATAAATTTATAAGGAGAGTTTATGGAAAATCAAAACCAAGAAAATACTTTGTGGCAAGCAAATTATTATTTCAGAACAAAGACATTAGCAACAAAAAAATTAAAAGAATTTGAAACACTAGGTGTTAAACCAAATCACACTAATAGAAAAGTCAAACCGTACACATTAAAAGAATACATAGAGTTTTTAGGACAAAGAGAAGCTGCCGAAAAGTTTGGGTGCTCTGAAGCATCATGTAAAGCATGGCGTTATGGTTATAGACAACCTACGATCAATCAAGCTAAACAAATTATCAAAGCTACAGACGGCAGATTGGATTTTGAATCTATTTATGGACCTGTATCAGAGATATTAGTAACAGAAGCTTAGTGTGTTTCAGCTCAATATTACTGAGGACGACACATCCTTAGAGCAAGCACTTGCCTACTATGACGAAGGTTATAATGTCGTTCCTTTACAAAGATCTAACAAAAAGCCACCACCTTTTTTAAAAGGTTGGGAGCAATACAAAGAGGAAAGACCCCCTAGAACCCTTGTAGAATCATGGTTTAAGGACAGGGACAACCTTGTTGTGGCTCTCGTATGTGGATCATTTATTGTTGTAGATGCAGACTCGCCAGAGGCTATGGACTGGGTAGAGAAGAATCTACCTGCATGTCCTTTCAAAGTTATTACTGGTAAGGGTATGCATTACTATTATAACAATCCACAGAACTATACCACCTTTGCTACAAGAAGAACTGCTGAAACACCTATAGAAAGACTTATAGATATTAGAGGTGTAGGTGGTTTAATTATTGCACCCTGGAGCAGACACGCTAACGGTCAAATATACAAACCCATAACCTTTCCTGATTGGAAAATACACGATCATAATGACTTACCAGACTTTACTGAAGTTGAGTTTACAAAGATAACTGGTGTACCTAAAACAGAATCAAGCGTGCAGACAGCACCGTTCTCATTAGAGGGTGTGCACGAAGGTTCAAGAAACGATGGAGCGGCTAGGATTGCAGGCTATCTTATCTCTAAAAATGTAAACCTACAATTTGTAAAAATATTTTTGCATAATTGGAACAAACAAAACACTCCACCACTACCACAAGCAGAGATAGATGGCGTAGTAGAGAGTGTTAAGAGCACGCACGATAGAAAGAATCAGATAGCACCTTTGTTCATACAAGCCTCAGAAACCATACAAAAACCAAAAGATCTATTTAATCCACCTGGCTTACTAAAGGACATGTTTAAGTTTTGCGAAGAGATAGCACAAGTGCCACAACCAGAGCTATCCTTAATCGGTGCACTATCTTTAGCTAGTGTAAGCTGTGGTCGTATATATAGAACTAATATGAATAATTTTTCATCTATGTATTTCATGGGCATCGCTAAGTCTGGCCAAGGTAAAGAAAACATTAAGACATTTGTAGAGTCAGTGCTTAACGCTAGCGATCATGAAAAGCTAGTTGTTGGTGATGGTTATACATCTAGTGGTGCTGTTCACTCTGTATTAAAGATGAGACCTACACAAATAACCATTATGGATGAGTTTGGTAAAAGACTAGAAGCCATAAGTAACTCACAAAACACTAATAGAGAAGATGGTATTCAAACACTTATGGAAGCATGGGGTAGGTGTCATGGTACTTTAAGACCAGATAATTATTCGCTTATGAATGTCCAGGAACAATACAAAGAGATGATGATGAGTCGTGTTACACATAAACCAGCTATAACGCTTGTGGGCTTATCGGTGCCAAAGAACTTTTACAAAGCACTCAATAGTGGTCGTATAGCAGATGGCTTTCTGAATAGGTTTGTTGTTGTTGAATCAAAAGAACCAAGAAGGGTAGGCGAGCTTAAAAGATTTAAAGAGCCACCTACATCAATAGTGAACTGGATTAACTATATAAGAAGGCAAAGAGGTAACATGGATGATGTTGCAAGAGACAATGCAGAGATAGATTTAAGTCAGATAGTATTAAACTTTGATAGAGAATCAGAAGAAATACTGCAAGATTTC